ACCGCCAAACTGTGCTGTACGTAGACCTGTACGTCCCTGTGCAGCTAGACGTTCTTCCAATGCAAGCTGTTGACGTTGTTCTTCAGGGCGTTGAGTAGCTCTAATGCGCTCATAGACATCAGCTTCTCTCTGTGCCATAGGAGCCATAGCACCTGTTAGGAAGCCGCCTACGCCCCCTAGAGCCTGTTCTTGGATACCTGATACATCTGGTACACCTGCGCCCATACCACCCAGTAAGGTGCCTGTGAGAGCCTGTAGCTTACGTTGTTGTTCAGCTTGCTCTGGAGATAAGGTAGTAGCAAACCCACCTTCAGGTGTTGCCTGGACACCACCAAAGCCAGTAGAGACAGTAAAGGGTCTAAAGGCACTAGCAGCTTGTGCTTCTCTGCCTATTCTAGCTTGCTCTTCTGCTGACTTTTGTGCAATGTCAGTAATCTTATTAAGTTCATCAATGCTCATACCAGCACCAATCAACTGACCACCTGTGCCTCCTAAGAAGCCACCTACAGCGCCTGTAAGGGCATCAAGGTTATCAAAAAAGCTCGGATTATAGTCCCCAGCATTATAATAGCCGTTACTCATTTATATTCTCTCTATGTTAATACTGTTGTTATCACGGAGGCTGCACCTGTTACCACAACAGTAACAACAAGCCAAGCCAGACGCTCCCACTTCAACGCATGAGCAGTAGCTAGTTCTTTAAGCTGCCGAAGTTCAGCAGTTGCTTCACCCCAGCGTTCACCACATTCTTTCTCATGTTGAGCTATCTTCTCTAGTGCTTCTAAAGCCAAGTCAAGTGTTTGCGTCTGGTCTTGCTTCATCAGTCTTTAGCCTTACCTACGTTTAGTGCAATCATGTCCAGTAACTTGTATGCTTTAGCTACTAGAGCATCATCTTTAGGTGTATCAGTTGCTGCTGCAATAGCTGACGCTAGAGCAACTAAAGCAGTGATAATGTTAAATGCATCAATTACGTAAGGCATTACCAAGGCACTCCATCAGCAGTTACAGGATTCTTTTGTAGCTCAATGTTAGCTGTAAGTGATGCTTCAATTGCATCCTTGTCTACCTGCTCCCACACCCAGTTAAGAACTGTGTCCTCAACAAGTACACCATAAGCAATGTATCCTTCAGCAGATGCATCAGGTGTAAAGCCTACAGTGCCATAAGAAGATGCAGAGTACGTGTTTTCACCTACAGTCTCTTCTTCAGATACTATCCAGTGTGCGACTGTAACGCCACCGTCTGCTGTGTTACGTTCTAGGGTTGAAATAGTCCATGTAGCCATTAGTTGTTCTCCAGTTGTGCCACGCGAGCGCGTAGTGATTGAATTTCTTTAACAAGCATGGGGACTAGTTTGCTGTAGTCTACGCCCGCCATTTCGTCAGGGTCTTCTGGGATTGTTACCGCATCAGGAACAACAGTTTGCAACTCTTGAGCAATCATGCCATAGTCTTGATGGGAGCCATCAGCAATCCAATCAAACTTGCGCACTTGGATAGCGTCTACTTTGCTGCCTGCGTCATCAGCGTCTGCAATGTTTTCCTTGAGGCGTTCATCTGATGACGTGCCATAGTTAACCGTAGTTGATCCGTTATGTGTAATCGTTCCAGCAACCGAACCACTTGAGTTTAAGAAGACTGCGAAGTTTGATCCTGTCGCAGAACGAGTTGTTTTTGCGATGTATCCGTTTTGAGTTGTGCCATCAAAAACCATGCTAACTTGGCCAAGGCTAAGAACGGAGGAAGTCCCCACCAGCAAGCTGGCGCCACTCAAGTTTGTCCCAGCGTTACCAAGCAGGTTTGAGCTTCTGTCATACAGCAAACGTGCATTTCCGGCAGTGTCTAGGTGTGCAATGTCGTTACCTAGGTAGAGGTCTTTGAAGCGCGCACCAGAGTAGCCTAGATCCAATAACCCGTCACTATCTACAGGGGTACCAGTTGCCAGTGTAACTGGGCCAATCCTGTTGTTGTCATCGTCAAAGAATAAACCTGAATCTCCTGTACCTATACCCAGCCTTCCAGCGACAGTGCTAATCATGCCAACTTGGGAACCGTCTTTGTTGAGTGAAATAATGGTTCCGTCATTAGTATTTTTATTGAAATACGCCGTGGCTTGCGCAGCTGCACCTGTGCGGCTAAATACACCATAGCCATTACTGCCGAAAGCACCTCCAGTGTTTGTGTTACCTACACCCGGTGCAGCATCAGTAGTCCCCACCAAAACATTTTCAGAACTATCAATAGTAATAGCCGTGGCATTCCCGTTGTCATCAATGCTTGTACTCAGGAGTCCTCTGGATACTTGTGTTAAAGCCATTAGTTGTTCTCCTTAGATTGCTGAGATGATGAAGGCGAGTAGTTCAGAGTAGCGCACACCTAAGCGTGTACGTTCTTCACCAGCTTCTTCATCAGTCCATGTGTCACTAATAAACATTGCGTAGCGTCCAGCGTCTAAGCCTTCTGCTTCAAATGCTGCTTGTAAGTCTTGGGCAATAATTCCAAAGTGGATACGAGCATCATCACCGTTTTCTTCTACGCTAGACTTCCAACGGAACTTACGCAGAAGACCTTTAGCTGCTACAGCAACACGCTGCTCTGCGTCAGACAGTGCTTCAATGTCTTGCTTCTCATTGCGATCAGAAGTTTGGATAGTGCCGTTAGTGGCGTAAATGTCATCAAAGCGTGCGGAAGATGTTCCTATATCAAAAGAATTATCGACACTTGGCTGGATGCGTGGAGGAGTGCTATTCAAAGGCAACAAAAGCTCATTAGAGCCACCTGCTTTTATACCTAAAAACCCACCTGAGCCACTGTTAGCAGTAATACTACCTACGGTTGTGCCGTCTTTTGCGAATAAAGCAATATCGCCATCAGTGCTTAAACGGTTGAAATATCCGACATAACCTCCGTCACGCACAGCATCAAAACGTCCGTTAGAACCAATAAGCATACCTGCTGTAGATGACGATGTAGTAGTCTTCCCCACCAGCAAGTTGCCGTTAGAGTCGAGGCGCATGCGTTCTGTGTTAGCGCCACCAGTAGCCTGTGTATAAAACAACATGTCGGCAGCATCATTTGCAGAGGCTCTGTTGGAGCGGATCATGCCAACGCTGTCACCATTGTTATTGAAAATTATACTTCCAATACCACCGTTGCTGGTTTTATTTCCATCAAGAACAAGGTCAACACCTGCATCTGAGGCAGACGTTGCTATCTCAAGATTTCCTGTGGGCGAGCTAGTGCCAATACCCACGTTACCTGATGAGTCAATACGCATGGCTTCTGCGGTATTAGCAGTGGAACCGCCATCTCCACCTGTTCTAATGGCAAATGCACCATCAATACTTCTAATTTGAGTGGAGCCAACGCTATCAATAAAAGGCACTACTACGGTGCTGTCTGTTGATTGAAATGTAGCAACTGTGTTTGTAGTTCCAGAATTGACAGTCAAAGCATCAGCAGTCACTGTGCCGGTAACGTCTAAACCGCTAGAATCTATAACTGCTCTTTCAGTACCAGCAGTATCAAAGCGTATCTTGTCCTCATCACTGGACTCTTCTACTTGTACTTTGGTATCACCATCAGCATCCTGTAGAATAGAAGCAGTATTGATTGTAGTAGTGTTAAGTGTAATAGCTTCTACAGCAGAACCAGTAGGAGGTGCAGTAGAGAATGTTAAAGTAGTACCAGAGACACTATAGGTGCTTTTGTGTTGAGCTACGCCATCAATAGTTACAAAGGTAGCATTCTCATTAACAGGAGCATTAGTAAGAGCAAGTGTAGTATCAGAACCATCACCTGTCATTGTGTCAATACTAGGTGCTACTCCACCACCACCGCCAGCAATAGCTCCCCAAGCGTCTGTGTAGCCTTCAAATCCACCTGTAGTGCTATTGTATCTAAAGTATCCAGCAGCAGGACTTCCGGGTCTTTGTGCAGTAGTACCTACAGGTACGTGCATAGCGTCTGTATTAGAACCAATATCTAAAGAAACTGAAGGAGCTGCTTTATTAATACCTACACGCTTAGTAGAAACATCTGCAATTAACAAAGACTCTGCGGCACCGCCACCTTCAGATGCTAAAACATTAAAGTCTCCATCTATTACTTGGAGTGACGTTAAGTTACCAACACTTGTAATGTTAGTCTGTGCAGCAGTGAGTACAGAACCTGTCAAGTTACCAGCTACGTTACCTGTGACATCCCCAGTTAGATCTCCTGTAACATTGCCAGTTACATTACCAGTAAGATTACCTGTGACATTACCTGTGACAGGAGCAGTAACACCAGCAAACGTAGGACTATCAGTAGTAGCTACACCTTGGTTTAGTGCTTTGACTGATGCTTCACTTGTAAGCTCACTGTCCATTAAGGCACCAGCAGCAGTTACATTAGCTGTATCAGTTACATCTGCACTAGCTTCAATGCCATCAAGTTTACTATGGTCAGCGTCAGTAAACGCGTTAGTGTCTGCATTAGACTCATAGGCAGTCTTAATCTCAGCAGCGGTCTGGTCAGCAGTTGCTCCTGATTCAATACCGTCTAACTTAGCACCGTCTGTAGCTACGTCACGTCCGTCTATGAGGCCGTCAGTAGTAAGGTTACCTGATACCACAGGGGTAGACAAAGTCTTGTTAGAAAGCGTCTGTGTGCCTGCTAGAGTAGCTACAGTAGCATCAATAGCTAGAGTAACTCCAGTACCTGAAGCAGTAGAGTCAATACCTGTGCCACCTAAGATACCTAGAGACTCAGAGTCTAAGTCAATGTCAATGCTTGTGGAGCCATCAGTTACATCAAGATCCTGTGCAGTAACCTGTGAGTCTACGTATGCTTTGACTGACTGCTGTGTAGGCACAAGGGATGCACTGTCCGAAGACATGTTATCTTCATCTACCCATCCTGTAATGCTAAGGGTGCCATCCGACAACGTCTCAAATACAGTTGTACCTGTAAGTGCAGCATTGTTAGCGTTTGCTTTAGTTGCTGATGCAGTAGCAATGTTATTGAACTCTGTGTCAATCTCAGTGCCTTTAACAATCTTAGCAGCGTTACCTGAAGGTAGTGAGTCCTTTGCTGCAAAGTTTGTAGTCTTAGTATAATTACTCATTAAATTGTTCTACCTATGAATGCTTCAATGTTTACATCTTGTATTGAAAATGACTTCTCGTTAATTGTGGCATCTAAACCAATAGTAACTACTCTGCCAGATCCAGTAGCTTTAGTTGTTGCTTTGTTTACAATGATAGATGCGTTGTACTGCGAGGTTGCTACGTTGTACTCAGAAAGACCATACTCTGCAATAGACGCATCGTCTACTGTTAACAGTTGCTTGGTGTATCCTTCAGTATAATCGTAACCCCAGTTTAACAAGAGGTCTGTTCCCTGGCCACCTACAATAGTAAATGTTATTTCTTTTAGAATCTTTAGTTTACTAGCGTCACCAAACGAAAGGGCATTGGTGTAATACTTCATTGTGTAAGTAGAAGTATCGTCTAAAAAACCAAAGTATCTGTTAATACCTTTAGAGTTACCAAAGTAAACGTCATTGTTATCTGTAGTTGTAGCACACAGAATGCCAGTAAATGGCCATGTAGTTACCCTATTAGCTCCATTTTCTAGCTTACCACGCATGTCAAAACAGAACACTAGGTTGTTAACTGTAGGTAATATTAACAAGTAAAAAGCATTTTCTTCACTATAGACTGCCTTGATGTTACCTGTTTCTACAGACACTGCCTGTACTAAGTCATCACGTACGTTTATAGATACGTCACCAATAGGGTTAGACTTCTCTTGTATAACTCTGCCCAAACTACGGACACCAGAGTCAGATAAGAACAATAAGTCTGATCCTGTGGACTGTACACTGTCTCTAGCAATACAGCCAATGTTAGTAATAACATCAGCTAGTACCATACTAGACGGTGAACTAGCACCAGAGTACAGGATAATACTACGTTTACCAAAGATAACTAAGAAGTCATTAAACTCTGATAACGCTACAATCTCATCATGACCTGTAGGCCATACAGTTGTAATGTCTAAGGAACCTGAAGAACCTCCTGTCCACGTATGACCAGCTAGTAAGTCAGACCAGTAAACAGTATGCTTGTTACCAACAACATCAGCAACCCATACACGACCAAAGGCTGCTAGAGCTTCATTGGCTTGCGGTGGTGTACCTGTAGCGTGGCTGTGGTCGCTAAACTTTTCTAATACTCCACTACCAGATTCATCAGTGTAAATAAGTGGCTCTTGCCCACTCTGCCAAAAGTAAGCATGGTTATTAAAGTTTATAATCTTCCAATTGTTAGCACTGACTGTATAGCTACCAGGGGTAACATCAGTAAGTGTAGTAGTGCCTGTAAAGATCTTGTTGTTACCAGTAGAAAATACTGTCTTATCACCGCTGTGGTCTACAAACTCAAAAATAGACTCTATGCCAATACTAGACCCTAATGGAGTAGCACTAGTTGTAAGTTTATTTAAGCCTTGCCTAGCTCCAATACGACCATACTTATCTATTACCATGTTTTCAGCAATAGCAGCAAAGGTAGCGTCTTGAGCTACAGGAGAGTCTTGAGTATTAAGACCCTTAAATCCTGGAGCAGCAATGTATATGTGTTCTCTGTTCTGAGCCATTAGGGAGTAGTCCAGATAAACTCTTCAGGATTCTTATAGGCATCTAAAGCAATAGCATCAGATAGATGTTTGTCTGCAATCAAGAAGTAATCCTGTGCTGTAGTTCCACCAGTTTCACCACGCTCCCTAGCCAACAAAGCTACAGCGTTGTGTACTATAGCGTTCTTAGGTAAGACTGTAGTATCTGTATCTAAAGACAGTTCATTTTCTCTAGCAATTAAATCAAAGCGTAAGTTAAAGACACCTGATGGTTTAGGGTATACTTTTACTTTAGTATCACTGTTACCATCAATACCGCTAAAGGTATATGAGTCAGGACTACCAGTTACTTCACCAGAGATGTAATAAGCATTGTTAAACCAGTTAGGTGTCTCATAACGCATAAAGAAGTTTGATGTGTCGTTAATGACACTATATATTCTAACACGTTCTCCAGCGTTTGTCAAGCTATATTCTGTAGTATCTGCTACAGTAGGTACTACAATAGTTGTACGTAGTGTAGACCACTGATGTGAGTCTTCTACAATCTGCTTTGCATCATTGACAAAGTCACCTACCATCTTGCTGTAGGTGTTCTGTGTAATTGTGGATACTTCTTCTTCTCGTAGCCTACGTAGTACCTCGTTGACTATGTTCAAATAACTGGTACTCATCTACCACCTGCTCCGTATAAATTTTGCATAACTGCTTCTTGAAGTAAAGAGTCTTCAAACAAGCCTAGCCTATTTTGCACTTGGTCTTTAGACAGTGCTGGGAATGATGTAAGGTTACGTATCTGATCTGCTACTGTATTAGCATAGTTAGTTTCTGGGTCATATGCAGCAGGAGCTTGATAACCTTCGTACTGTGGTGCTAACTCTAGTAGCTCAGGTGCTTGATATGTTTTTCTAAAATCATAGTCTTCAAACTCTGGTGGTGTGTAGCCGCCAGTTCCTCCTTGGCCTCCTAACATTCCAGAAAGCAAACCTAAGCCTAGACCAGCGCCAATACCTGCCCCTGCACCTTGTCCTCTACCTGTACCTAAACCTTCACCGTATCTAGCTTCACCAAGAGCTTCTCCTGCTGCTACAGCTTCTCCATACCTAGCTTCTGCGGCTGCTGCGTCTGCTTTTGCTTGTGCTTCTGCTGCTTCCCTAGCGGCTTCCGCTGCTTCTGCTCTAGCTTCTGCTTGTGCAATAGCTTCTTGTTCTGCTGCGGCTTTAGCTTCTGCGGCTGCTCTAGCTTCTTCTGCTTTTCTAGCTTCTTCAGCTAAACGCTCTGCTTCAGCTTCTCTAGCTTCCTGTGCTTCTGCTTCTATTTGTGCAGCAGTATCTTCAGCAGTAGTGTCCTCCAGTATATCTGTAGGTTCTGTAGTTGTAGGAGGCGTAGGTTCAGTTGTAGGAGCAGTAGTAGCAATAGGTGTAACTGGAGGAGATACTGTAGATGCTGCTGATGCTAAACCAGACAATGTGTTAGTCAACAAAGCATTAGTAACTGATCCAGGAGCAGTAAGCGTAGGTCTTGGTACGCTAGGCGTTATAGTTGCACTAGGGGCTGCTGGTGCAGTTACTGTTGTAGTTGTAGGCGCTGACGCTTCTGCACTAGGCGCTCCACCACCACCTCCTGGTGTTTGTGTTGGTTGTGGTCTTACTGGTGTTGGGCGTTCTTGAGGAGTTTCTAGTTTACTTATATCAACTTTTGTTTCCGTAAATAATCCAGGAGGTCTAGTGTAGTCCTCCATCTCTGTTTTCATAATAAAGTCTGGAATAGCACCAACACCGCCAGACATAGAGATTATTTCATCAGGAATATCTACTAAAGCTCTTGGATCTCCTCCGTATTCAAAAATTTGTCTGTAAGCTCTTCCTCCTCCATGTTTAAGCAACTGCTGCCCAAACTGATCTGGAGTTAAGTTTTTATAAGCGGCGTCTCCACCAACATCATCTACAATTCTTTTAATAGTGTTAGTAAAATGTTGAGAATCAGTTAAAGTAGAAGCAACAGTTTCAGGAGTAAAAGCTGCAATATCTATATTTCCAAAAGCAGAAGGATCGCCTGCTAAATCTATAACACTACTAGGATTAGCTACAGCAGCTTCTGAAACATTAGTAGGAACTATCTCTGGGATACTGGCTTTAAGTTCTGGACTAATAGTTTGTAGAGTTTCTTCAGCTACGTTCTCTACACCTTGCTTAACTTTATCAACTGCACCTTTAAGTAAAGAAGTACCGCCAGCCATTAACACAGAGTTAAGGATAGCGTCTTTATCTCCACCATAAGCAGCCGTAGTAAATCCTGATACAGCGGCGCTTGTTGCTGCGGCTGCGGCACCTGTAAGTCCCATAGTGGCTCCCGCACCACCTGTAAGAATACTTACGCCAATCTGAGTAACTGCTTTTATAGCTTTCTTTAGATCATTGTCTTTTACTTCTAGTGTTCTAATCTCACCAAAAGTAAACGGGTCATATAGATAAATAGAACCATCTTTAGTAGCTCTGAAAGGCTTTACATCGTACTCGTTGTACAGTGCTTGAATCTCAGGGTTCTGTAAATACGCCTGCTCAACAGCATCTTTGTAGTCTAACTTTTCCTGTGTCTGCAAACGCGCCATCTCTGGAGCCATTAGAGGCTCAAGGCGAGATTGGAACTCTTTGATCTGATCTAAAGAACTTGACGTGTGTGCAGAGAGATTACCTTGGAACTTACCTAGCTCTCTAGGAGCATAGTCAGGAGCCGTAAAAGCAGATACGGTTGGTTTAGAGACTCCTGTACCGCCACCTTCTGCATAGCCTGTATCTACAAAACCTTGGTTAGCTAGTATTTCATTAAGTGCTTGATCGTAGCTTTGCCCTACTGTATCTATATCAGATACTGTAGTTCCTTGACGTAGTGCGTCATAGTAGGCAGATAAATCAGCAGTTTCTCTAACAGTTTGTACGGGCTGTTGTGCTGCTTTAGCAGCTACTTCAGCAGCAATCTCTGCCTTACGTATGTCTAATGGACTAGGATCAGAAGTAGTGTCCTGCAAAAGAGGAGACAAGTTAGACAAGTCTAAACTAAAGTCACCTAGACCAGACAAGTCAACATTAAAATTACTGAAATCAAGATTTAGAGACATCAGCTACTTATTTCCTTGTCTTTTCAAATGAGCGCATTGCACCTAAGCCTAACATGCCCATAAGGACAGGCATCATAGTTTCTAGTGGTACTAAAGGTATAACAATGTCTATACCTGCTAGAGCTAATACAAAGTTAGAAAACGGAATTGTGATAAAGTTACCAAACATGCCTAATCCACATGTCCAGCCAATAAAGGGTCGCCATCCAGAAACAAATAAACTAGAGTGTCCTGCCTCTACTTTGTTTACTTCTAGCTGACCTTTAGCTAACTCTTGAGCATGACGCTCAGACATAGTAGCAATCTCATGAGCCAAAGCATTCTTCTGGTCTTTGTCCTCAATAAACTTATCAAGTAACCCTGTTACTGGGCCGACCAAACTAGCTACTATGCTCATACTTAGCTACCTCAATAAAACTAGGGGCCACCGTAGCAGCCCCCAGTTAAATGATTGTTACTTAGGAACAACCAAAGTTACACCTGACTCAGGACGCAGTACGTTGCAGCCGTACAGAGTGTCTGAAGTAAACAGGTTAGCCAAGAACTCTTGCTTGTACTGAGTCTGTGAGCGAACGCCCAGTTGCTCAGCCATTACAATTGCATCCTTCTGGAGCAGCAAGGCACCCAGAGAGTCTACAGAGGAAGCAGAGTTATCGCCAGCAGCTTCAACAACAGGGCAGTTGGTGCTAACAAATACGTCAATGCCGTACAGTTGACCAATCTGACCGTTGGTGACTTGACCGTTGTTTACGAAGTCAGAGCTTACGTAACGATCAATACCCATGATGGTGTTGCGAACTGAAGGAGGAATGATGAAGCAACGGTTTTCCATAGGAACATCAGCATCGTCCAGCTTCTGGATAATGCCACGGAAACCAGCGTCGGTAAATACGTCAGCAGTTGTTACCGTGTCAGCAGCGTAAGTAGACAAGCCATTAGTAGCGTCTACAAAGAACGTACCACCGTTGTTCAGGTAGGTCGTAGAAGACGTACCAGCAGAACCAAGGCCAGTAGCCAAGCTGTGCAGATCAGTGTCAACTTGCTTCGCCAAAGCGTAGCCAGCATCTTCCGTGTAGAACTGACGCAGTGAGCTAAGAGCCTGTACGTCGGTAATGTCTTCAATCAGACGTGAGTATTCAAAGTGCTTGTCAATAGAGATTTGCACTTCACCTTCCGTAGCGTTCTGAACCGTTACAGCGGTGTTCTCAGCTTTAGCATGAGCGTCACCACGAACAGGCTTAGGCACATGGATCGTGTCGCCTTTCTTGCCAGCCATAGACATCTTCTTGACAAGGTTTGCCAATACGAGGTTCTTCTGGTAGGCTGCAACAATCTCGTCACTCCAGATTTCTGGAATAAAAGTAGCTGCGCTAGTGTTGTCAACGAAC